AATGGGCAGCTAAGGCTGATGCTAATTTGAAAGCTCTTGAAGCTGCGGATAGAACTTGTTTACACGACGGTGACGCTAAAGAATATGATGGTTACGCAGGTAATCTTTATATCACTTCTGCCTGTCCGGTTGGTAAACGCCCTACTATCAAAGATAGAGATGGTGCTACTCCGCTAGTTGCGGCAGATGGTAAACCTTATGCGGGTTGCTATGTATACGCTACTCTTGATATATGGGCGCAGGAAAACAAGTACGGCAAGCGTATTAACGCTACGTTACTTGGTATCCAGTTCTATAAAGATGGCGATGCCTTTGTTGCAGGTGCTGTAGCTTCGGATGATGATTTCGAAGACCTGAGCGCCGAAGACGATCTAGCGGGCTAAACGAAATTCTCCACCCGCCCCTGGACAGATCGGGTGGAGATATTTTTCTTCAGAGAGACAAACATGACCAAGCTATTCCTTGACATAGAATCATTTTGCGAAACACCGATAACAGCAGGTACTTATAAATACTCAAGTGAGGCGGAAGTACTCATTGTTACATGGGCTGTAGATGACGGCGAAGTAGATTTCTGGGATGTTACAGCCGACAAAGCACTACCAAAAAGACTTTATCAAGTAATGATGGATCAGAAAACAACGATAATTATTCATAATTCTAACTTTGACCGCACAGTTTTAAAAGCCGCACTCGGCATAGACCTCGCAACAAGACGTATTCACGACACTATGGTTCAGGCTCTTGAACATGGGTTACCTGGTGCTTTAGGAACTCTCTGTGAGATATTCGGTATTCAGTCCGATAAAGCCAAAGACAAAGACGGTCGTAGACTCATAAATCTCTTTTGTAAATACCTACCGGCTAACCAAAAACTCAGGCGTGCAACTAGAGAAACCCATCCTGCAGATTGGCAGAAATTCATTGACTATGCCAAGACTGATATTAAAGCCATGAGAGAGCTTTATAAAAAGATTCCTAATTGGAACTATAAAGGTGAAGAACGTGATCTTTGGATATTAGACCAAAAGATAAATGACAGAGGAATTTTAGTAGATGTTGAGTTTGCGAAGAAGGCAATTGAGTTGGTGAATAGCACTCAGGCAGAACTATCAAAGCAAACTTTTGCTGCAACAGACGGTGAGGTTAAATCTACAAATCAGCGTGATGAGTTATTAGCCTACATATTAAAAGAATATGGTGTTGAACTACCAGATATGACGAAATCAACTGTTGAGCGTAGGCTTAACGATCCTGAACTACCAGATGGTGTAAAAGAACTATTACTACTTAGAACTCAAGCCAGCACATCATCAACAGCCAAATATAAGAAGCTCATGGCTTGTGTATCTGCGGATGGTAGGTTGCGTGGAACCATGCAATTCTGCGGGGCTTCAAGAACAGGGCGTATAGGACATAGAAATTTTCAGCCAGGTAATTTGCCTAGACCACAATATAAGAGTGAAGAAATTAACATGTTCATTCAAGCTACAAAAGCTGATTGTGCTGATTTAATATTTGACGACATAATGAAATATACCAGCTCGGCGTTGCGGGGTTGTATCATAGCACCAGAAGGAAAGAAATTAGTAGTTTCCGACTTGTCGAACATCGAAGGGCGAATTGCAGCTTGGTTGAGTAACGAAGAGTGGAAGATAAAAGCCTTTGAGGATTTCGATAAGGGCATCGGGGAAGACCTTTATAAACTTGCTTATGCGAAAGCCTTTGGGAAAGAGGCAAAAGACGTAACTAAAGATGAAAGGCAAATTGGAAAATGTCTTGAATTATCAATGGGTTATGCCGGAGGAGTAGGAGCGTTCCTTACATTCGCTACAGCTTACGGTCTTAACTTAGATACTATGGCCGAGAAGATGTTACCGTCAATGCCGCAGGGAGTATTGAAAGAAGCCACAGAGTTTCACGGATGGCTTGTTAGCCGCAAAGCCAGTACTTGTGGTTTGAAGAAAGATACTTTTATCTTTTGTGATTGTCTAAAGAGATTGTGGAGATACGCCCATCCGAATATAGTTGAACTATGGGACAAGTTAGAAGAAGCTGTAAGGAATGCTGTTGGTACACCTGGAAAAGTGTTCAAAGCCAGAAGACTATCGGTTGAGAAAAGAGGTCATTGGCTGTACATTGTGTTACCATCTGGCAGGTTACTTTGTTATCCGTCTATGAAAATTAAAGATGGGAAATTAGTATTCAAAGGTGTGAATCAATACTCAAGAAAATGGGGAGAGATAAATACCTTTTCTGGAAAACTTTTTGAGAATTGCTGCCAAAGTTTTGCTAGAGAGATTATGTTCCATGCTATGCCGAGAGTTGAAGCAGCAGGATATCTCAATCTCCTCTCAATTCACGATGAGTTAATAACTGAAGCCCCAGACAACGAAAATTATACCGCAGAACATTTAAGCGAATTATTATCAACCAATCCTGCTTGGAGTGAAGGACTTCCCTTAGCTGCGGGAGGATTTACCTGCAAACGTTATAGGAAAGATTGATATGCCAATAGTCATAACTGAAGACATATTCTTAAAAGCTGCTTATCGCTATTGCGAGAGAACTAAGCAAGATCCGAATAGGTTTGCGGGATACGGAAATTGTGGGTCGCAAGATTACGTACACGTAGTGCGTGATGAACTGGAAAAACTTCACGAAAAGATAGCAAGTTTATATGACGTAGGAGCTTTAATAAAATGAAAATAAAATCTTTATACAATACGGAAGAAACTAAACAAAGAATAGCTCTGCTTACTGAAGCTATAAGAATAGCTAAGACAGATGAGCAGATAGACGTGTGTTTTAAATAATTAGAAAAAGTTTTTAACCCACTAATGATAGCAGAATATGAAAGTAACGATTAGCGTTAAAGATAAAAAACTGAGAAAAAGCAGTATTGTAAGAGCTTATGAGAAAGTTTTAACGGATACTGTTAACGCAGTTACCGATACACCTGAGTATGATAAAGAAGCGGAAGAACAGGCTATTAATATGTTAATTTACGGAACCTCTCACCCGGAGATTTATAAATGAGCCACACCTCAACCAACGTAAAAGAAAGTGAAATAGAGCAGTACGCGGTACGCAGGGTTAAGAAGTCAGGTGGTCTGCTTATCAAGTTACGGTTCATAGCTCTCACTGGTGCGCCAGATAGGATAGCTCTATTTAAAGGATGTCTTATATGGATAGAGTTTAAAAAGCCTGGTCTAAAACCGAAGAAACACCAGCTCAAAATCCACAACCTATTGAGATGGGCAGGACAAAGAGTTGAGGTTATAGATTCGTTCTTAGGAGTGGATATGCTTATTAAAGAAATAACGGGGAGGATGGTGTGACTGCGAAAAGTTATAACGCAGAACATTATGCTCATCTTGCTAAACTCGCTTTAGTGGTAGTAGAAAAATATGGCGGTAAAATAACTTTCGACGAATATGATAAAGCTATGTTCGAAGTTCAATATTTTGCCCCGTTTGAATGGATAAACGGATGGGGATTGGGAAGAGAATTAAAGAAAGCTAATGACGATAAGATGTGTGCTTTCGTAGCATGCGATTTGGGATATATTCGTCAAACACAAACAGGATATGAACTTTGTTAGCACAAACCTACATACCTAAACCAGAGCAGCAGAAGATAACCAACTTCATCCTCAACCACAAGCGCTGCGGTATTTTTGCTGCTATGGGTACCGGTAAAACGGTCTCTACTCTTACGGCATTGGATATTCTCAATCTTGCGGGATATAACGTTTTTCCAGTTATCATAATAGCGCCGTTAAGAGTGTGTAAAATGGTATGGCCCAGAGAAACAGAAAAATGGAAACATATTGATCATCTCATAACGTCTGTTATAACTGGTACTGAAAGAGAACGAGATGAAGCTCTCCATAAAGAAGCTGACATCTACGTCATAAATTACGAAAATATTCCGTGGTTGATACAGGTGTTAAAAGGGAAGTGGTGCTTTAAAACTATAATTAGTGATGAACTTTCAAAACTCAAGGGTTTCCGCCTGTTTCAAGGCACTAGTCGCTCAAAAGCTTTAGCACAAGTAGCTTTCAAATCTGAAAGATTTATTGGTCTTACCGGTACACCAGCATCGAACGGGCTAAAAACTTTATGGGGTCAGATTTGGTTTTTGGACGCTGGCGTAAGACTTGGCAGAAGCTTCAATGCTTTCTCTCAACGTTGGTTCACTAAGACCTGGGATGGTTGGGGATTAGAGCCTTTACCTCACGCACAGAAAGAGATTGAAGAAAAGATATCGGATATCTGTATCAGTATTAAACTACCCGGTCTCGCTGAACCCATTAAAAACATAATCGAAGTTATCCTGCCAGAGAAGGTACGCAAGCAGTATAAGCAGATGGAAAAAGAAATGTATCTCGAATTGGAAGGTCATAATATAACTGCTGTACACGCTGCGGCTAAGAGTCAAAAACTTCTACAACTTACCGCAGGTTGTATGTACGCAGGAAATGACAATGAGAAACAAGTAGAAGTTCACGATGAGAAGATAAAAGCTCTTGAAGAAGTAATAGAGGGCGCAGAAGGTCAGCCTATTTTGGTCGCTTATTATTTTAACAGCGATTTAGCAAGACTCAAGAAAGCTTTCCCTCAAGGCAGGGAGTTGGACAAAAATCCTAAAACCGAAGAAGACTGGAACGCAGGGAAAATACCTGTACTATTCGCCCATCCCAAAAGCGCAGGCCACGGTCTGAACTTACAACATGGAAGTAACATATTGTGTTTCTTCTCTCTTAATTGGGACCTCGAAGATCATTTACAAATAATAGAACGTATAGGACCTGCTCGTCAAAAACAATCTGGTTACGACAGACCGGTATACCTACACTATCTTATCGCTAAAGATACAGTAGATGAGATGGTATATAAACGTCTTGAAACTAAGCGCGAAGTTCAGGATGTTTTATTAGAAGCGCTAAAAGAAAGGAGAATAAACAATGTTAAATAAAATTACGGTATACACTAAAAGTGATGGTAAATTAAGAAACATATTTTCTAAAACAGCCTCGGAAAGTACTGATGGTCTTGCGTATTCAGATAAAGAATTGCAAAAATTTTACGAACAATTATCAGCTATGAAAAATAACTTAGTTATAAAAAATGAAGTCAACGGAATATTCACCATGACAGATAAAGGCTTGACTTATGAAGGTATACCGTTTTTAATTGGCGATTTGGAACTACAAAACGTCCCATCTGACAGGATACCGGGTAAAGTTACGTGGGTAAAAGACTTTAAACAAACCGTTGAATCTCTGCTTGTAGAGCGTGAACATAGTTATGGCGATTATATGACTAATGCCATATTAAGCCAGAAACTAAAGACCGTAATGCGCGAATCTCATAATTGGGATAAATTGCCTATGGATATGAAAGAATCGTTTGAAATGATGGCGGTAAAGATAGCGCGTTTACTAAATGGTGATTATGCGCACATTGACGGTTGGAGAGACTGCGCAGGATATTCTACCTTAATCGCAGATCGTTTACAAAAAGCTTAAAACATGTTTACCCAATTAAACCCTACCATACCAGTTAATGTTATCTCTAAAGATAGTAAAAAGGGCTACGCATTTGGCGTTATAGACTATTCCCAGGAACATAATCTTTTATTTGTAGTAGCCCTAGATGAAGACGGAAGTGTGTGGTGTGTTTCAAATAGTGAGATAAGGCTTCAAGCTAATTGGAGCCTATCTGCTCAAAGAAAAAATATTAATAGCTAAGGGTTATATGGGTGATGTGATAAAATTTCCTGATATGAAAAAATCCGAATGGTATTATCCGGGCGAGGCTTGCGTTACGATTACTGCGGCTGATAATAAAGATTTAACAGTATTAGAAGCTGTTTATTTGTTGGAAGCAACCAAACATAACCTATTAACTATGATGAATAAGATAGAAGATTGACTCATTTCCAAGGGTTATATTTTTCATAAGAGCGCATAGCGGAAATACCAAGGAGAGCTTCAACCATCTTCTCCATATCATCTGGCTTACCCGATTCGGGGATAACTATTGTAGGATCGTATAAAGCAACGCACCACGCAAGAATAGGATGTAAAAAATAAAACCAAGCAAGAGATATAACGCCTATCCATAATAACATTGGCCTAGCTCCCGCTTTCCAGAAGCTTTCGCTCTCAGCCTCTTTTTTAGTAACCTCAGCCTGCTCTTGGTCTTGAGCTGCGGCAAGCGACAATGCCTGGGCTTTGGCATTAACCCCGGCATTTACATTTGTGCTGATAGCATTGACGGTATCGTCAGCTAAAGTTTCTAAACCACTTATTGGGTCTAAAGCCATATTATGCGCTGGGCGTAGCAGTTTGAATTTGTGCTGTAG